ATAATAATCTTCTAACATATTTTGTATGTTAAATTTAAGATTATAATCACCAGTTGCTTCATCTACATAAGGAACTTTTTTCATTTGGTCTATAATGTTCTTAACATGCTGGTCTACTTCATTTGGTGGTATGTTACCAACATCAATTTTAAATACCCTTTTTTCAGGAGCACGCATAATACGATGAATTAACATCGCATCTTCCATAAGGGTTAATTGTTTCCAAGTTTTTCTAGCAGGTTCTAATAAGGAACGACCATAAGGTAAAAAGTTTGTGTCTGAAAATAACCTAAAATGGGCTATTTTATAAAATGGAATATAATTTTGTATATCGTTGCTAGATTTTTGATAATTAAATCCGGTAGCACCACCACCCATCGTTGTCATTTTAAATCTAACTTCATATGGGTTATCGGAATTAAACCCCTCTTCTCTTTCAATTTCATATGCTGATATTGGTGATACATTTACAATACCAATACCCTCTTCAATATCTAAGTTAAGATAGTAATCGCCATATTTATTCATCCCTCTAATCCACGCCCAAAGATTAAATTCTATATTAAGGACATCATAAAAAAGATTTTGTAATATTTTTTTAATATTTTCATCATCCGAATTAATCCTCAATACATCCCCAAGATCGTTCTTGAGTGTGCATTCATCCGAGTAAATATCTAAAACGGATGCAATAATTGAATCTTTATCCATCGCCTCATAATCAGTATAAAGTTCTAACCGATTGGATGAATAATTGTATTGATTATTGTAAGTTTCCCAATTTTGACGAGATGAGTGTAATCTACCAAATCTATCGTAATAGGAAGTTCCTTTTATATTACCCTGCGATTGTAATCGTTGTGTATCAATAGCCCTAGTTTTACCCTTACCAATTCTTCTTACTACAACCTGAGTTGAAAAGAGTTTTTGTAATCTACCGAATAAAGATTTATCTGCCATAAGTATAAATATAATTTTTTTAAAATAACCAACCTAAATCAACATCATTACCACGAATATCTTTCATAATATATGGATTTTGGCCTGAGTTTTTACTTGAGAATACCGTTATTTGATTTCCAGATACACGGGTGATACTACTTAAAGCATTTCTTGTTAAGTTCATACCTTGCTGTCTTAACTTCAATGCAGTATCTCTAACCCAAAGACCTGTAGAAAATGATATAACCAAATCATCATTATATCCCCGTTGTGCCTCTGCTTTTGGCCCATTCCATATAAAAACAAATAACTCATCCAACAATCGTTTAGAGTGAATTATTGGTGATTTTTCTCTCATATAAGTATCTAATTTAGATACTATTAAAGGCCTCGTTTTTTGTGTCATTGAAAATCCTGGCACCATATCTTCTTTTTGCTTTAAATCCCATCCCCGCCTTAAATGAATATCTTCATCTACATATCCCAACTCCCTATACGAATAGTAAAGATTTCCATAATTACGGTCAATTACTTCCTGAATAACAGCCCATCCAATATTTGCATTTTCAATCACCAAAAGGGCGTTGTTCCATTCTGCTGCTACCGATGATAAGAAAGCACCATATTGTTTTGTTTCTATTTTACCTTTGTATTCCGCCACCTGCTCTAACCGTTCAACATCAATCACATGAAAAGCAGAATAATCTGCTCCATCTCCCCTTGCAACATCCGCCACAACTATATAATCTTTTGAATAGTTAGGATAATCCCATATCCAATAATTTGCATCAAATCCACGCTTCTCAATAGGTTCTATTATATGAGTTTCTTTATACCACTCCAATACAGAACCATCAACGACTGTGTAACCTGATGAAATAAAATCAGTATCACATTCTTGAGCAGCACCCTTTTCCCCCAATAATCTTGTTTGTTCATCTCTCCATCTTTGATTTCTTTCGGGGTGAACCGTCCAGTGTAATCTCGTTGGATGCCATTTATCACCTGCTTCTCCTTGCTGCCAAACTTTATGGAAAAAATTACCAACCCCATTTGGTGTTGAGAGAACTATTGCACCACCACCAGTTGAAAGTGTAGATTGTGCAGATAACCAAATCTCTTCAATACCTTTAATAAATGCTGCCTCATCTATAATCAATAAAGAAAGTGCTTCAGAGCGTCCTGCGGTTTCAGTCGCAGAAACTGCTTTGATTTGAGAACCATTTTTTAATCGAAGTGATAATTTATTATCTTCAGCAGCACCCACCTTTAACCAACTTGGTAGATTATCATACATAAATCTAACCTTTGTAACCAAGTTTTTTGCCACATCTTGCGTTGTTGCAATTACAAGAACATTTTTATCTCTATGAAATAACATCAACCAAGTTGCATATCCAGCTGAAATAGTTGATATACCTAATTGGCGGGATTTTAGAATAACATTAAATCGGTGGCTTTTAAAAGATTCAATTAAATCTTCTTGGAAATCATATAGGTTAAATAATATTTTCCCCCTATGCGGGTGCTGTATGTAACAATATTTTTTAAAAAAATATATTGGGTCTTTCGCACACTTTACATACTCTTCTGATATTAATTCTTTTAAAGTTTTCGGCATTGGTTTTTATTATTTACTTATTTTCCAATAAACTTTTCCCGTAAAGTTTGGTGTAAAATTATTATCAAAACCAATTCCAAGTGCATATGCTTTTTTCTTTTTTGTTTTTAATAATAATTCACCATTTAAAACCATAAAATTTTTATTTGCGGTAATACCTGTTCCCAAATAGATTTCTCTTTTATTTACTAAAATCGTATTTGTTACAATTTTTGTGGGTATTAAAATATTTGAAATATGTTGTCGTGCTTCAATTTGATTTTTTGAAATAGTATCTTTCATCACAATATAACCAAATGTATCCACATCAATCGTATCTTCGTAATAATATTTTGCGTAGTAATCTCTCAAAAGAGACATAGTATCTATTGGTTCATTTTGATTAATAAAAATACTATCTATATCAACTTCAACTTTATCTTTCCATTCTGGGACATAAACCTCCGATTCAGTATTAATAGTATCGTATTTATACTCTATCGTTGTTACTGTATCAATTATAGGTTCGTTATTGAAAATATTCTTAACAAAACCCATAGGTAATTTATCCCTAAGTAAAAATAGGGCAATTAACAATATTATTACAGATATAATAATTTTAGACAGTTTCATTATTTTTTTTCTGCTTTTTTTGTCTTGATTTATAATTATTTCTTCTTTTTGGTTTTGGTTTTACTTCTTCTGTTTTCACTTCTGGTGATAATTGACCCACAGATGCTTTTGCAGATGTAAATGGTTTGATTTGTGTTTTTAATGGTTCTATCTTTACAATTTCTAATGTTTCAGGTAAATTTATTGTTTTTTTACCCATAAAAAATCGATCAAACGAACTCAATAACTTTTTAAAAATGTTCATAACTTTTCCTCCTATTATTATAAATACTGATTTTAATTTTATTAAACTAATTTTGATATAAGTTCATTTGCTTTACCTATTAACAAATCATTATATGAACTGTTTGTTATTATTGGCAGAGCTGCTATTATATCTTTTTTGGATTGAATATACATTTTTGATTTTGGTTTATTTTCAAACTTTTTTGCACCCCAAAGATGATAGATTGATTTATTTAATAACTCCTGTGCTTCTTCGGGTTCACCATCTAAATTAAAAGAATAAAACGATTTATTGGTGTATATAACTGGAACTAATGCCTTTGTTTTTACGTTCTTAACCCCCTTTGATAATGCGGCTAAAAACCATTGTTCCAATGTAATTTGAGCGGAAGATTCGGCATACATCTTTTTTTTCTCATCTGTCATATTTTTTATTTCACCACTCGCACCCAATACAAATTTAAAATAATTAGAAACATATTCTTTTTTAAATTTCTCATTTTTCATACCAACTACCGCACAATTCATTGGAAAAGAATCTATAAATAGTTGTTTAAGTTTTTCATCCCATTTCCAATTAGATGAATGTTCAATATCTAATGGATTTCCATATGTGAATGGTGATTCTCTATGTAAATACAATAAATCACAATCATCCATTTCTTTTTTTAAATTTTTATATAATACTAAATCAGTATCATAAATAACAAAAGGCGCTTTTAATTTAGACATAGCCCATATTTTAGGGGATGCCCAAAAATTATTAGAAATCATTTCATATGGATAATCATCAAAATAATGGGTAATAACTTTATCGTATAATGCGGTTATATTCCAATTATCATAAAATTCTTTTGATTTTTTATTAGTAATTAAATAAAGTGGTGTGTTTGAATTGTAAATTTTGTGTACTATACACGAATACATTTGAACCAATAACTCAAAACTTCCAGGCGGTCTATCATCGTTGACCAAAAATACATGATACGCATTCATCGAAACTTATTTACTATAAATATAGATTAAAAAGTAATTAATCCAATTCTTTTATCATTACTTTTAACGGTGTTTTTCCTTTTAGTATCCTATGATATGTTTCTTTTTGTATGGTAAATACATCCCCAACTTTAAGTTCTATTGGTAATTTATTATCATATTGAAAATACCAACCTTTTCCATCAACTACTTCAACCAATCTTGTTTTTTTATCTCTATGCCACACCAATTCTGCATTATCTATATCCGTATCAAAAGACCGGTAGATAATACTTTTAGATTTGGTTTCTACGTATGGTTTACTAATTTTACCAATATGCGTTTATATCCTCACCACCACCTATTTTAGACCAATGACGGGGTAAATTACAACTCCAATAACCTGGTGTAGTTTTATCTTTCTTATCAGGACAATTATGCCTGTCTGAAAATGCTTTTCTTGCTTCTGGGTTGTTTATCTTTGCAGTCAATCCACCCTTTACATCACCGAAAGTTACTTTTCTAATATTATCACTTTCTGGGTCTCTTACATAAACTACATATTTTTTACCTTCACCTGAATTTCTTTTGGGTGAATTTAATTCTACTTCTTCCCCCTGATATTCTGCTTCGGTTAAAATTGGAAAATCTAAAAGAACTTTTTTTCCCTCATAAATACCAACCTTACCTAAATCGGAATCTAAAAACCATTCATCGCTTTCATTCATTGGTATAAATTCACCCTTTTTCCAAAGAGTTCTACATTCATTTACCAACTTAAAGAATTTCGGAGAACCATACCTGTAAATATTTTCTGATATTGGTTTTTTGTTTTTTATGTGATATTGAAGCCCCTCACTCAAGTTTTTTTTTACTTCACCCAACGGATTACCATTTACATTTAACTCACCATTTAGGTAATGTTTCGCATTTACCATTAGAGTTTTTGCATTAACAATATCAGATTGCCACCAATGTGGAAAATCAATCTCTTCTTCCGCATTATCAAATTGCCCTAATAATTCATATAATTCTTTTGCATATTTTGCGATACGAAAAAGGTCTGCTTTTAACATATTTGGTTCATCGTCTTGATGCCCCACATCTATATCCTCTGTCAAACTTTTTAACTTCTTTAACTTTGTTGTTAAATCAGCCATATTTTTCAAATGGGCTTTTTGCGCAGGGGTTCTATCATCCTGTGGAATTTTTGTAAACTCCACCGTTTTTTTGGCGTTATCTTTTAATTTTTTTTGGATTGATAACATCTCCTTTTTTTGTTTTTCAGTACCCTTTCCCACTTTTTTAACTGAAGAAACCGATGGTTCATCATCATCAACTTCATTTATAACAGGGTATTTCTTACCACCAAATTCAAACTCTTTCAATCCTTCTTTTCTTGCTTTAAAAAGTGCCCCAGTAAAAGCATTTCCTTCGTTTACTGATTCTTTTTTCATTTTTCTTTTTTGTAGAACTAATTGTTGAATTTGTGAAAATAAATCTGCAATATCTTTATCCAACTTTTTTTCTTCTGCGCTCATTGGTGATTCAATATCTACATTGGAATAAAGTTTTTTCTTTTTTGCAATTAATACATCTACTTTTTTAATTAAATCATTCTTTACCTTATCTAAATCTTTGATTACATCTTCAGCAGTATTTTCTTTTATTACCCCTTCTTGCCTGTTCAACAACTTAAACGCAATGGTCTGCATTTTCATAAGTCCTGCGTTTACAAATTGGTCCCTATTCTCCTGTTTCTTCAATTGGTCATAAACGGATATGATAGCGGATGCTGAGTATGAATCTACCTTCATCTGCTTTCCGGTCTTAGGGTCTTTAACTGATTTATAACCTGACCTCATAACATCTCTTAGTTGAGTTATTACCGGCGGTTCATTCTTTGCTTCATTTACTACCCCTTCTTCGGTTTTCCAACCCCCACCAGCTGCTTTGTATTGTTTTGCTGCCCAGGCATTGGCGTAGGCACTTGGATATACGTCAAACTTTTCTTTTGCCTGAGATTTATAATAAGACCATTTT